TGGAGGAATTTGCAGAGCTTTATAGGGCTGCACCTGCCGCAAAGCCTTCCAATCCATTGATGGTGCCTTATTTCAGCCAACGAGACAATGCCTCGGGGCAGGGCAGCAGGGAATGTTTTAGCAGCTCTTGTGCAATGGTCGCGGCTTACTATGGCAAAGTGAAAGGCGACGATGAGTACAATGTCATTCGCGCACGGTTTGGTGACACCACCAATGCCGATGCACAAGTGAAAGCCTTGCAATCACTTGGCTTAAAGGCTTCATTCATCACTGACGGCACGGAAACACTGCTGCAAGATGAAATTAAGGAAGGCAGGCCAGTGGCTGTCGGATGGCTGCACCATGGGCCGTCAAGCGCTCCTATTGGCGGAGGACATTGGAGCGTGGTTGTTGGCTTTAATAACCAAGCCTACATTCACAATGATCCTTTTGGTAAGGCAAATATAATTAATGGTGGCTATTTGAGTGCCAGTGGTGGTAACAATATATCCTATAGCAAGGCGCAGTGGCTTCCCCGATGGAAAGTTAATGGCACTGGCGGATGGTTAATCCTCGTGCGTAAATGACAAACCAAGCCATCTTTAATGCACTGTGCTATGAGCTGGCTGCGTGGGCTGCAGCTAAATGGTCTTTCCTTCACCTGCAACCATGGTTTCCTTTGCTCATGCAATGGTGTAAGCCAGATTGGTCTGCATGGAAAACAGAGCAAACCATTAAGAAAGTAGACGAGCAAGCTTCTACTTTGGTAAAGCAATGGGAAAAGGAAGAGCGTGAAATCATTGCCGATAAGCTTGCCAGCAAAGCCCAGGAGCTGTTTCCAGCCGCCACAATCACTCCCTTGCCTGATGCCATCGTCCCTTCCGTGATGATTGTTCACGAGGCTCCTGGGAGTGCCAGTGATGACGTAAAAGCTCTTGGTGGTGAACTTCGTATCACCTGGATACTAGACGGCTTAAAATAAAAGGAGATATTTAGTCACCATGGAAATCATTATTGGTCTAGTAATGCTTTCCCTGGGGCTGACAATGGCTGGTCGCATGTATCATCATTGCGTTCATCCTTATTATCCTTCGTGCAAGCTTTCTTCTCAGCCTCAATCCCCTGACCGATAAAATTGTGAAGTTGCATGTAGTGCGTTAGTCCGTCGCCATAATCAAGGCCAAATACATCGTATATGGCATAACGATACGAGCCTTTGTCTAGTACTTCTGCTTTGTGCATCAGCTTCGTGATTTGACGGAAAGCTTGGCTTTTACCATCGTGGTTAAGGCTATCCCACCAAGCGTCATCTTCAGCATTTTGAAGCTTTTCCGCTTCGTGCCATGCTTTGCGCAAAGCTTTTAGTTCAGGGGAATTTAGCCAGTCCATCAGCGACGAAGCTTTGTCTTGAGCTGAAACCACTTTTCCCGTTCCGTGTCAAAGTAATCTAACCATGAATCAATGGCAGCATCAATAGCTCCCAGCGCTTTTTCCACGCTATCGTCGGGGCCGCTAACCAGTTCTTGCAGCGCTTCAGCAATGGCATCCACTTGTGCTTTGTAATGGTCGTCCATGAGCCATGAAACGTGATGCCTTAGCTTACAGCACTTCTCGCCAGCCAAGTAAACCAGTGGCGCTTTCAGCGCTGCTGCATTGAATGGTCAAGATAACAATGTCACTTTCTCCTGATGCATTAGCGCCAAGAGATAGGTCCAGAGCCCTCTGCGGGTGGAATTCAATGGCACTGCGAGCAGAAGCCAAGCCAGCATTGATAACTGTACCGCCACTAAAAGTGCCACTGCTCATGGTCTGCACATTGCCCCTGCCATTGGCGGCTTCCAGCCAAGTGCCGCTCACGGTGGGGTTCAAGCGCATTCGCCACTCAGCCACCACATTATCGTTTTGTTTTCCGCCCAGGCTCACGTCTATCTGCGCAGGCAAAATCACATTGTCAGTACGTCCACTAGCCATTCTTATGGCAGCCACCATGGTTTCAGCGGAGATGGAAGCAAAGTCAGAAGCCCCTCGTCCAGTCGTATAGATGACTCCAGCAGGCTCATAACCTCCCTCGCTCGCTACGTTGGAGCAGATTTGCTTCATGCTGCCACTAACCGTAGCAGTGGCTCTAACGGCATAGGACAATGGCAAAACGGCAGTGGTCATATACACTGCGTCAAGTGAATTGGCATGATTAAATTCATGGCAATAGTAATACTCGCCGTCTAAAACAAAACCACATCTCACTCGTCCCACCCCTAGCCATTCAAGATCAGTGGTGAAAATATTAGTCTTAGCAAGATTCAACCATGGGGCAGTATCAATGTTCCATTCGCTTTGGCTTATCACTCTTTCCACTGGGCTTCCCGTGGTAGAGCTGCGAATGACAAATTGAACAGTGGTGCCACTAGCACGCAGCATGATGCCATTATTATTATCAAACAAACCCACTTCTTGAATTAAACCTGCCTGAGGAGTGCTCCCAGCAAAGCTTTGTAAAATGCTCAAGCCCTTGCCTGGTTGATAAGGAAAGCGCTTTCTCGTGCGTCTAAGAATACTATGGCCAGAAGCCGTTACTGTCATCAGCACCGAGCTTTCATTTGGCAAGTGTTCAGACGTGCCACCACTAATGGTTTCGTTCCATAGTCCTGCATTCTTGCTGTGACGCAGCACGCTATCGAACAAGGTAAAAGGCTGACTGACGCGCTGCCTACCAAAGGCATCTACGGCGCCACTATCAGCCCCTTGCTTAAGGAGTTGGCCACGATGGTCAGCTTGAATGGCAGTTTCAAACTGCTCGCCACCACGAATAACTTGCCCCATTGTGTTTAGTCGCTTTTCTTTTCATCATAGTGACAATGCGCTTCACCATATTCACTTGCCATTGTTTCAAACGCTGCTACTACGCTTTGAGGGGCATAACCACAGCCCAGCATGAATTGGTAGAACTGGCGCGTTAAACCAAAAGCATTCACTTCTTGACATTGGTGGATGATTTCTTGGTGGCCAGCAGTATCGTCTGTCGCCTTGTCAGAAGAGAAACGATGGGAAAAGGAATAGGAATCAGTGAAATCCATGGCGAAGAAAAAGGCCAGCCCGTAGGCTAGCCCTGCATGATGTGCCTGTCAACCGCGTCCTTGCCCGCGAAGTTTTTTTCTGCCATGAGAAGGTCTGCTTCTTTTCCCTTGCCCTTGAGCCGTTAATTTCGGGGCTCCTGGCTGGTGCTCACGCTTCAGTGCTGCACTGCCGCCTTTACTTTTTACTGCCATGGTTGATGCTGTTGTTGCCGTCGTCCCTTATTGTACGGGCGCTGCCAGTAAAAGTGTTGTCCCTAACGGTATTGTTGTCGGCAAAGTCACCATTGTCTTTGCTGCTGCCGAAGGGGAAGCCAGCATCGTCTCTGCAATACAAACGCCCACCATTGCGACTACCTAGCCAAATGCCATAGCCGCCAGTGTTGTTAATGGTATTACCGGCAATGAAGTTGTTCTGCGGCGTTTGGTGACGCACGGTGCCGCCTTCTCCGCAGTTGCGATATAGATAGATACCACCGTTGGAAGCCTGTTTAATGGCATTGGTCAGGAGCTGATTATTAGCTGAGCCGTCTAAGGCAATGATCTCCCTACTGGCGCCATTGATGTCAAAAGTGTTGTTACGGATAATGTTGATACCGCTCTCGGCATCAAGATACAGAGCAACGGAATCGCTGCGGCCTTTTATCGTGCTGTCATACATGGTCAGGCGAGTGGTGCCAGGGCCGAGGTAAAGCGGAATGCGTCCGTAGCCAGTGATGGTGACGGCATACAGCACGGTGCCTTTTGGTGCTGCTGCTTGCGCTCGTGCGGTGTGGTCTGCCTTAGCAGAGCTGGCTTTAACGCCTGGTGCTTCGCCATTGTTCCCAAGGCCAATGGTACGAATGGAGCCGTTGATCTTGCAGCGTTTAATGGTGACATTATCGGCCAGGATTTGCAGCTCTGTTACTTTGCCTTTGTTATATGCCCCACCTTCGCAGTCGATAGTGATGGGGCGTTGCAGCTTGATGGTTTCGTAGCTGACCTTGGGGATCTCACTGCAGGCAAAAAGTAACGAGATTAGTGGAATAGAACAAAAAATGCTCATTGTATTAGTGAACATAATTTTTGCATTTTTTATTAACACTGATCTTAAATTGTTGCTACAACTTTAGATCCTATTTGTTAATTTTAAAATTATTCAACTTCTTCTTCTTGCTTAAGTTCTTCTTCCGAATCAAACTCAAGTGTGTCTAAGAAAGTTCCAATCATATTGGCTGCAAAACCAATGAGGTTGCCATCACCAGTAGCACGTGCAGAGCCAAAGGAATTAATGGCGCTTATCAATTCACTTTTTTTGCAGGCCATATTCAACAAATAACTTTAAAAAGTATAGCAAATAATCACCAGGGAATACCAGAAGCGTCAGTTGGATTTAGTTTTTGCTGGATTTGATTTGCTAAAGACTCTTCTACAGAGGTAACTTGTTCTTCTCCCAGGGCGTCTTTTATCCACCCAACCACTTGTTCTTTGGTCAGTTGATCGTAAGGCGTGAAAGCATCGGGATCTGGGTCACTGAACCCAACACTGCCGTATGCACCAGTACTTTCACCTTGATCTTCTAGGTTTGCTGTCCAGTGTGCGGTGTATACGGCACCGTCAGATAAGTGACGCTCAAGTTGGGCGATATTCCACTCAGTAATTGCAGTCATGATCAGGAATCTACTTTTGATTTAATTCTAGCAGGGCTAGTATCGTCAAAGACTAGGAGGCAAGGGCTTTTGCTACATCAAATGCCTCAGCACTAAGCCTTGGATAATCTGCCTGCAATTCAAGCAGGGCATGCCCAGCTCTCAATCGCTCAACAACGCAGGAAACCAGTACACGGGTGCCAGTAAAGACTGGTTGGCCTGAGCAGATCAGTGGGTCGATGGTAATCATGTGAGGTAACTAGAGAAGGGGACTTAGATGCCTGCCGCAGTTAGACGAGCTTCCAGGGTTTCGATCTTGGCAATGGCTTCCTGCAACGCAGCAGTCAGCAGTGGCACCAGCTTGGATTGGTCAATGCCTTGCATGACGGGGTTGCCGTCATCATCGACTTCATCCTTCGTGCCAGTGACGCACTCGGGGACGACTTCCTGTGCTTCGTGAGCGATGAAGCCATCTACTACGGTGTCGGGATCTGCAATGAAGTTAAAGCGGTGAACGGGGATCTGGTTCAGGCGAGCGATTGCGCCATCAAGAGGGACGACGTTTTCCTTGAGGCGATAGTCGGAGGAGGTGTTATAGGCGGTAGCAGTATTGGTATGCGTAATAGTGCCGACAGTGCCGTCATTGTTTTCAAATGAAACAACCGTTGATGTACTAGCAGTGTTTGCTCGATCAAACACAAGTGAAGCCGCGCCTGCCGAGAAGTTTGGCCTAATTGTTAACCCTCCAGCTCCACCGTTAGTAGACGTACCAACTAAGAACCTGCCGCTGGAGTCGATGCGGGCTCTCTCAGTCAAGCCAGTTGCAAACTTCAGGTTACTAGAGGAGTCGGAAGCGATGTAGCCGTACTGCGCCGTTGCAGGATTATCGGTGAACTGAATAGCTGCGGCACCAGCCGTAGCATTCTGGCGAAGACGCAGTGCATAGCCGATACCTGCAGTGGTATCTGCAGACGCAATGTCTAACGCATAGCCAGGGTCATTATTGCCAATCCCTACGTTGCCTGCCCCATTAAAAATAACCCTATTTGTGTATGTGGTCCCATCATACGAACCAAAGATAAGACCAAGTCCTGCTCCTGTTCCTGTTCCATAAGCAATGTTTGCTTCTCCAGAGCCATTTGAACGGTTGTAACCCAACGCAAGACCATAATTCGCTGGTGGTGCAATAGCACCAGCAAGATTCTCGCCAAAGAAACCGCTCCAATTGCCAGATAAAGAAGCTGTTCCTACATGAAGCCTTGCCCCAGGCGCACTAGTCCCTATGCCTACGAGCCCTGCGGAGGTGATGCGCAGGCGTTCGCTAAGCCCTGAACCTGTTCGGAAGATTAATTGGCCAATATCAGAATTATAGATATGAGCATAATTTGTGTTATCAATACTAAAAAAGAGCCCGTGATCCGAGTAAGCTGTAAACCCAGCACCCCCACTGTTCGCCCTTAGCGCAATAGCTGCGTTTGGATTGGAAATCGTTAATGGTTTTACAAAAGAGTCTGCGCCTGTCGCAACATTTCCACTCGCATCAACAAACAACCGCCCAGTCCCATTAGTTGCTACCGCTACTTGGTCGGCGCCGGGGCTGTAGATGCCGGTGTTGAGGTCGCCGGTGAAGGTCAGGCTTGGAGTAGCTGCTGCACCAAGCGCATGGCTGAATACACCAGTACTTGCAATGGTCTGGCTGCCGAAGTCCGGGCTGATCTTGGTGCCAGCGATGGCGGCAGAAGCATTTACGTCTGCATTGACAATGACGCCAGCAGCAATGGAAGTGGCATTGCCAACGGAAGTAACGTCGCCCGTAAGGTTTGCATTGGTGGTGACTGTCGATGCGTTACCAGTCAACGCTGCAGTGATTG